TTGGAAGTCGCCAACTGTTGGATAGCCAGTAAAAGCTGCGTGGCAGTTAGACCGATGGCGCTTGTACTCGCCGTTGACGAGCGCAGCACGTTCGTGCCAGGCGCCGGTCGCGGCGTCAAACACCCAGGTCGTATCGGCAGACGGGAAAATTAGTACGTAGAACGCGTGGCCGTCTTGCTGGTAGGTGTACGCCAGCGCGTCGGACATATCGCTGTACTGCTGAATAGCAAACTCAACGGCGTGCGTTGATACGCGCACGGCTTGGTAGCCGTTTGCGCGGTAGATAATCCCGCGACCGCGAGCGTCAGCCCCTAGCCAAAACACAGTGTTGTCGAGTTTGGCAACCGAGTACGGCGCAATACAACCAATTTCGTTATAAGCACCTTGGATGCGCTCTAACGGAAAGTCAACATTACCCGAGTTGTACCAAACTTCGGTTGAGTTTGTGCCAAAGAGCCACGCTTCTCGGTGGTCGATCATAACGGCTACTAAACCGTCGGGCGATCCTTCGGCGCTAGCGAAGTCCAGCGGGTCAACAGACAAACCGTCGAGCAGTTGCGTGACCCAGATACGCTGGCTGTTTGGCTCGTTAAACACAAAGTACCCATCAAGATACCCCACGGTGACGGCACCAGGGAAGTCTGGATCGGTAATCTGAGCAAACACGCCTGTTATAAAGTTGTAGATGTAGCCGTCTGGATTACACGCTACGAACAGTTGCACGCCGTTGTCGGCCATCGACACCGGGCCGGTGCCGGTAATGTCGCCGAGTTTGGTGATAACAATGCTAGGCGTCAGCTTAAACAGCTCATTACCCGAAGCAATGTAGATGTCGTTCTCGCGGTTCCACAGCCCACGAATCGGTCCCGAACCGACCGAGGCAATTAGCTCCATGCCGGGGCAACGCTGCAAATACGCAGGTTCCTTGCCCCCCTCGGGGATAACTTCGGGGTACAAGTTAACCATGCGTGCGTCAGCCGCGTTGGGGCTACGCACCACATAAGATGACCCTAGAATCGGTGTCTTCATAGTTTAGGCAACGGTAGCGCCGTTGTTGGACACAATCCACCAGTCGGTGCCGAGGAACTGCAAGAGCACGCTATGACCTATGGCATTAAACGTAATGGTGGTGCCGTTGCCAAAGTTGGTGGGCGTCAACACGCCCGTATCGCCACCTGCGGCTTCGGCAACATACACAATCGCCTTGAGCTGCCCCGCCACGCCATCAACCAACGTCAGAGCATTGCCCGCGCCGGTAGAAGTGAACGTTGTAGTCAGCGTCGTAATATTGACAGCGCCGGGACCGGAAAGCGCCTGCACGCTACCCACTACGGCACCCGCAAAGGTCTGCGTGCCAGTAAACGTCTGTGCCGCGTCAGTGCGCGCGATTGACGCGCTCGTAGACGGGAACGTCATTGTCGTAGCGTCGGTACCGGCAAACGTAACGGAGTTGTTAGCCGTCAGCGTCTTGCCATTGGCAATCGTCAACGTTGCGCCGGTTGCCGGAGCTGTGAACGCTACTTTGTTGATGCTAGTAGCCGTAGCCACACCAAGCGCCGGCGTGACTAGCGTAGGGCTAGTGAGCGTGACGCCTGTAAAAAGATTAGTGTTAGTAATCTTTTTGGTCAGGTTGCTTTGAACCAACACAAACGCATCCGCGCCCGAAGACGAGGACGTAGCCGGAAGGTTAGAAATGGTGATTTTAGTCGCCATAGTTAGAAATTCCCGGCGTAAATGTTGTAGCGGTTGCGCCGCGCTATGAGGCTATACGGCATAGCCATGAGATCACGCGGATTATTGATACGTTTCAAGTTGCGCTTGCTGTACATAGCAACCCGGCGCACTTCAGGCGGCGGCTCTACGTTGAACTCGGGCGCAAGCTCTAATGCCAAGTTATAGCGAAACGCTCGCAAGTAGCCCGGCGGAAACTCCAAGTTAGTGTTCAGCGTCGTGGGGCTGTCTAACGGCTGAACGGAAATAAAATGAAATTCTAATTGCCGGTTAGGTACTGGATATACCGACAGCGTAATGTTGGGAAATGTGTTGTTAACAAACAGCACTTGCGGATACGTGCTTTGCACCGTTTTAACCGCAATGTTGTTGTATTGCAACTGGTTAATAAACTTGATGCCGTACGACACGTTAGTCGTCGGATCGCGGAAAAACGTCGAATCGTCAAGCAAAATGGGCCTTTTAGGCGTGCCAGGGTTGCTATCTTCTAAAGCAATAAAATTATCGTTTTGCGTGCCCAAGGGTTCAGGCGCTTGAGTGCCTAGCAACAGGGCAAAATCGCCGCTCGGGCCTAGCGTCTGTATTCTAGCGCCAGCAGGCCAATAAAAAATTTGATCCTGCGTGCAAAAAACAGCTAGGCGTTCAGTGTCCCAGCTATCAATCATTTGATTTAAAGCTACTAGATTGTCTTGGTAGACGGCTTCGGGAAGCACGTTGCCAGAGTTAACTAGCCCCAACAATCTGTGCGCACCGCTCAGTAATTCACGTGTTGTAACCATAAATCACCTTAAATCGGGGGCATGTTAAAGGTTGTGTTTGTATTTGGTACGTTATCGGTCTTGTTAACCGGCAACGGCTGAATGTTCGTACGGATCAAACTATCAAGATCGGCGCGCAAATTAGCAATAATTTCGGGCTTGACCTGCGACCCGTACTCGGGCGCTAGCTCCATTGCCAACGACAGCTCTAGCAAACGCTGGTAGCCCGGCGGCAGGTATTGCGTGGTGACAAGCATGGCGTAGTTGTCAATCATCTTTTCGGCTTTAATAAAGATGGTCGCAGCCTGCCCTGGCGTCGGGTATAGTAAAATTTGTCCGTAAGGAACATTAGGCCGATACAAAAGTTTAACCGGGGTTCCTGACGTAGATTTAACCGAAATGTTAGTCCAATACGGCTCTGTAATGAGCGCGATCGGCGTATCTACGCCGTTGAACCGAGTAAACGCGCCAACGATGCGAATAGGTCTGGTAGTAACAAAATCAGCCGGCGGGGACGTGCCGGGGTCGTTGCCGATAGTGTACGTATTTTGCCCATTAACGAGCGTAAACTGCTCGGCCTGTGTGCAGAAGTAATACTGCGGGTTGGCCGAAAACGAGTCGATAATAGAGTTCAGACTGTAAAGCGAATCTTGCGCTTCATCAGCCGTCGTCGTTTCGCCAGACGCTAATACGCCCAACAACCGCAAGGACTTGTTGATAAGGCTTTGGGCTGTTACAGCCATTGTTTAGCCCTCTAGGCTTCAGCCGCTACTGCCCTGCGGCGACGCTTTAACTGGTTTGGTTCCGGCGACGCAGCAAGCTCATCCTGCCGCGCCGCCGGTTCCAAGGGATCATACTCCTCCCAACCGTGTTCGTGGTCCATAGCCGCCTCTACAGTTGAGATGGCGATTTTTAGCCCGTGAACCGGGTGGCGAAGATATACGTTCATAGTTACGGCAACAGTCCGTAAGCCTGAAACCGCGACTCAAGCTGAGCAACGCGAGTCTGGAGGTTTGCAATCACAGCCAACACCGTGTTGCCTTCGTTCTTAGTGACGAAGCCAAACGGGGTTGATTGAGTCAAATCCTGAATCGCAAAGTCTGCGGTAGACGGAGCCGTAGACGTGATTGCCGTAAGCTGGGTCGTAAGAGCCGCACCTTCAGAAACCGGCGTCGTGCCGAAAAATCCGACCGTACCGCCCGCAACGCCAATCACTGCACCGTCAAGCTCGGGGTCCGAGAACGCAACACCAACCGCCTTTGTATTAGGCATATTAATACTCCTTCAAGAAGTGCCCCCAGCGGTTTGACCCGCTGGGGGCGTTGCTATTACGAGATGCGGTAGCAAGTCCAAGCCGCGTCGCCGGTCTTGCGAGCGCGGAAGTGAGCCGACGTACCGTCAGCAACCACCGCAGCGCCCACAAACGTCCAGCCCGTGCCCGAGAACGTCACGTCGTTTGCTGCGTTGTCACCGAGGTTAACGCAGAAAAAGTCAAACGTGCTGCTTACACGTGCGCTCGACACAGCGGCGTCCACAAGGGACGCAGCCGCGACCGAGTACGTGCCGGCATCCGTGCCGCCCGAATCCACCGAAAACACGCCGTTCACAAGATCGGCGACAACGATGGTGCCCGTGCTGCCGGCGTACGCCGTCACCGGACCGAGAACACCCATGATTGGCTCGGCGGCATTGCCGACGCCAACCTGATAGCCACTAGTACCGTTAGGAAGTGCCATATTTAGTTACTCCGTGAATAAAATTAAGAATCAGCCCCAGATGCGGCAGGCCATCTGCGGACGAATCACCGAGAAGCCATACAGCACATCAATACGGCAGGGCATACGGTCGTTGTTGATGTCGTACTGACGGACAACGCGCATGGAGATGCCGTTGTGAACCTGACGCGACGCCAAGTCAACACCCTGCGGGAGCAGGAGGTCGGCGGTGGCAAACGTAATCGCATCCTTATGGTACACAAGGTTCTGAGCGTACTGGCCAGAAGCGGCACCCACGTAGGTCACGACATCACCGGCGGTCGGCAGCTTGCTGACCGTGGCGAGGGCGTGCGTCGGGCCGTACACAGCCGGCAGGAACTCAACATCGACAAACTCGGTCGCAGCCGAGGTCACGGTGTTTCGCACCACGAACTGCTGGAGCGCACCAGTGGACTCGCGGGTCTGCGGGTTGACCGCATACACGCCAGCAATGGTGAACACGTCGCCAGGCACCAAGGTCAAGCTATCGGTCACGTTGTCGAGCGTCAGCTTGCTGGCGCCATTGACAAGCGTGGTCTTCACGATTGGGGTGTCCGCGCGCGAAGCCGAGCCGTTGGTGTGCTGCTTGATCGACTGAGACATGTTGATCTCGTCGTAGCCAAGGATGCCTTCGCCCATCATGCCGTTCTTGAACTGGCGGCTGATCGAATCAACCGGGTTGAACAAGCCCTTCATGCCTTCGACGAGGCCCGCGTTGGCCGCCGGGTTGACGGTGGCGTAGCGCGGAGCCATAACCGCAGCAGCTTCGTTCAGCTTCTGCTGCGCCTGCAACAGAACGAGCGAGGTGCCGGGGGTGACGCCAGGCGTACCGACCGTCTGGAACACGTTCTTGTACGAGCTTGCCACGTCGGCGTCGATGCTGGAAGCCAACTGGCTGATACGCGGCTTCAGCACACGGTCAGCAAAATCGTCCAACTGAAGGGCCATTTCGGCGCTGGTGAAGTTGATGCCGATGTGCTTCTGGGAGGCGACGGTGAGCGTGGTGAACTGCTCATTGTCGTCCTGAACCTGAAGCGCAGCGCCGTCGGTCACAAGAGCGCGATCCGGCAAACGGATGCGGAGGGTCGAACCAATCTTGGCACCTTCGACAGCAAAGCTGTCGTCGTACTGACGGTTGATGTTACGGGTGATTACGAGGTTGTTCTCCAGGATTTCCAGAGCCTTCCGCGTAATCATGTCAATAGTAAGAAGGGTATTAGCCACAATATGTCTCCAAAAAAGAAGTTAGCGGGTACGCCGCGCTTCCCACTGCTTAATCTGTCTCAGACGCTCGGCGTCGATCCACTCCGACGTGCTCATGTCCTTGACTGAGCGTGGGTCCGTCGTGTCTCGGGCCGGCGCGCCTACGGTTTTAGCCGTCACAGGCTTAATCGGCGGGGGCGCATTGGTTGTTCGTTTAACTGGCGGATTGTCGGCCAATTGGACTTCAATCCTACCAATCTCCTTGGCTTGCAGGTAGGGCAACAAACGGGAAATACGTTCAGCTTCGCGGGGGTTGGAACCTAAGTAGTATGCTACATCGGGACCAACATCCGAAGCCTGAATCGTCTCAGCCATCACGGTCGTGATCGGCAGCGATCGGTTGTACACGACCTGTTCAAAGTCGTCGTACTTGTCAAAAGCTACTTCTTCACGTTCCTTATAGGCCATCAACAGCTCGCGCTGCTGCCGATCTGCCTCACGTTTAGTTAACATTTCCTCGGCTTTGCGGATAGCTAAAGCATCCGTATAAGCGTCGGGGTCAACGTCCCGGTCAGGCAGCGTGGCGGGCGTCTGAGTCTGAAACTCAGGCGCTTTTAGCGCTTGCTCTCGCTCCCACTTGCGACGTTCCCGTGCAAGCCTCTTGCCTACCAGCGCGTCGAGCTCCTCTTGGGAGAACGTTTTGGCAAGCTTTCCTTCCGGCTGTTCTGCCTCTTGGGCAACAACTTCGGGTTCCGGTGCTGCCGTAGCTTCCGGTTCCGGCGCGGGTACTTGGTCCGCTACAACTTCGTTTTCAGACATTGTGATTCCTTACGAATCCCTGGTGAACCGCACCAGTACAGATAAAGCATAGTCTGTTGCGCAAAAGAGTCAAGTTACTTGGCGGCTTTAGCAGCCTGCCAAGCGGCAACGACACCAGCGGTATGCACGGCAGCGCAGATCGCTTTGACCTTCGGGTCTTCTTTGCTGAAGTCCGCGCCCGGCTCAATTAAGTGCCGATGAAATGAACTGCTGATTTGCTTGCCGTCTTCGATGATAGCCGTTTTGGTGCGAACTTGCACCACGCCATTTTCAACGACCTCAACCAAATCAACCTTTACAACTTTTTCCAAAGACATATTTATGCTCCGTGTTATCCAACTAAGTTATCCCACTTAGTATTAACTTGATATAAACGATTGTACCGCAACGTTCAATCTAACGGTCGCGCCCGTGCGGTTATAAATGCGAATGGCTCTGGAACTCTCGTTGCCTCCGCCGCCAATCTGCACGCCAAGTTTACCGTCGGTGGTAGTAGCTAAAGCAGGGGCAACACCGTCCGCAAGAACATCAACTTCTACGTTAGAACCGACGGTAATCGCCGCATAAGCCTGCGCGTTACTGTTGACGTTTGATTGCGCATAAAACGTGGCAAAGTTATTCGCAGAGGTTGCAACGATGTCACCATTGGTCGGCAACGCATGAATAATAACTACGCCTGCAAAGGGGGTCGTTGGGGACGTTGCGCCGCCGTCGCCAAAAAGATCATAAAACGCATCGTCAGCAACACTTAGCCATCCACACGGGGTCTGAGAATGTTTAGTTACGACATTTTTATATGTTACCGTTGGTAATTGACCATTTTTATTGTTAGTTAAAACAGCAAATTCAGTTCCATCAATAACCGTGTAAGGCGACCCCGTTATTAATTTAATTGTGCCCGCGCCAACATATCCAGACGGGGCATAAAGCCTACGCTGGTTGTCACGCAAAACGGTGTATGTGTTTAAGCCACCGTCATTAAAAAATGTAAAATTATTTGCGCATCCAGTTTGTGTGTGTTCAATCGTTAAGTTTTCGCAGGATTGAGCGAAGAAAATTTCCGGCGTTGTTGAAAATAGATCGTTAAACGTGCATGACTCAAATGACAAATTGTTTATTGCATTTGCACTAACAACCGCGTCAGTCATGGCGGCGCTAACAGAAAAAGCACAATTATTAAACGCAATGTCGTAAATAAGCGCGCTGTTTAAATCAACAACGTGTTGCGAACCGCCAAATGTCTCCGCTGACATTGCGTCAAACGTAATGTGATAAACGTTGCTGCAAGTGGTGTCAAAATAAACTGGCGCTTTAACAGTGTTGCTTACCGCAACTTCAAAGTAAAAACTTGAGAAATAAATGTGGCCAATTAAGCTGCCCGCAAAATACAAGGCGGATTCGCCAGCGGACCGAATATCTGCCGTACATTTTTCAAACGACGAGTACAACATTCCGTAGGTAGGGTTAACAGACAACGGATCGCTTGACTGATCAATCTTAAATCCGCCGTAAGAATTTTGTACCGCGACGTTTTCAAATTGGCACAAGTTTGATCCGCTAATGTGAAACCCGTAGCTTGTTCCGCCTACGTTCAACACATTGACGTTTTTGATCGTAGAGTAGTGCGCACGCCACATGAACACGGTGCCGCCAAGGTTGTTGGCATCAACCGTAAAGTCAGAAAACGAACATTCCGCAAATTGCGCAATATCAAACACCATGTTGGTGCCGCCAGACTTTTTAATAATCGTAGCGTTCCATCCGTCGCCAAAAAATCGTTGGCGCGAAGGATAAGAAATTGAATGACTGCCTACTGTCAAATACGTTCCGCGAGGGAAGTAAACCGACTTGCCGGACGCAATAGCAGCATTAATAGCGGTAGTGCTGTCCGCAACACCTGTCGGATCGGCCCCAAAATCTAGCACGTTGACGGGCGAACCCTCAATCATGCTGTAAGAAACTTTAGTAAGTGCCATTTTTTTTCCTTACGATGTTGTCTGGTAAAAACCTGATATTTTTATAAGGTTACTTGCGGCGCCCGTGTTAGTGCTAGCTATTACGGTTGCCGCACCAGTACCGCTGACTGACGGATAAATAACGGTTCCTGAAGTTAACATTTGCCATTGACCGCCACCAACTAACGCAGTCATGTTGTCAATAAACATACCGCCGCCGCCGTTGGTGCTGCTTGTAAATGGCAAACCGTTTATTTGTTCGATGTATCCACTTGCGGTAGTTTCGCCGAATTGCAAACGCACAATAAAAAATACAGAATTGCCAACTTTTGTATAGTGGCCGTCTTGTACTGCATAAGACAAATCACCATTACCACCTGAGTATGTAAGTGTAGGCGTCCAAGTGCCTTCTTCGTAATCATCAAGCAGTTCGCTTGTGCCTGTGC